CAAAGATTATCTTCACCCCCGCCATAGCTATCTCTAACTTCTCCGCACCCTTTTGTGTTTGGGTAAAGTATGCCACCAAAGAACCAACCGCCACAACTAACGCACCTATCCCCGTTGAAATCATTATCCCCCTAAAGGTCTTCAACCCAACGATAGCCGTTTTTAACCCACCCGCTATTCCTTTAAAAGCAGAAACCGCACCGCCCGTCATTTTATCAAGTGAAGACGAAGCCATATTAACGCTTTCGCCTAACCCTTTAGATTTGTTATCTATTTTTGTAAGGTCAGAAGAAACCTTTTCCGTTCCTTTTATCGTTACTCCTACATCTATTCTTTCAGCCATTGTTTCTTGCTTTTATTCCTTGCTTTACTTTTCTCCAAAAACCCTTAAATCCCGTGTACTGGTAGAACCCGTAAAGGATTAAAGAGTAGTTATCTTTTATCACCTCCCTTTCTTGTGCTAACTTCAAGGTGTAGGGCATCGACTTGCCTACGTTGTCAATATATTGTTTCATTAATCTTGTTCTAAAAAGTATCCGTTCTCAGTTTCTAAATACCCCATATTTTCTTGCAATATCAAATCCTTATTAAAGGCTGTGTGTGCCGATAAATCTACGAACGTAGCCGATACATCTAAGTGCCACGCTACCACCGTGTCAACCGTTCCCGTTAGCGTTATAGCTACACCGAAAGCATCGTTAGGGTTGAAGCCTGGACGCCCTTTTGCAGAAGATACATTTACGGTTCTTGTTCCTACATCGGCGTCGTTTTGTGCGAAGTCGGTTTGTTCGCTTCCTGAAGTGGTTATTACTCCCGCGATATTCTTTGCCACAAAAGTCCACACCTTAAAAGACGTAGAGCCATAAGAACCCGAAGTAGTGCCTGAATCGGTTTGTATAGATAACGACCTAACGACAAATCTACACATCATTCCCACCGCTAAAGAAAAACCTCCGCTTTGAGAAGTGTTACCATCGGGGGTAGCTAATACGGGAACGGATGAATAACTTGTAGCATAGAAAACAAAATCTTTATTTACCGAAGGGGCAGCACTTAAAACGTTAATTCCACTAATGGAATGCTCCCCGATTATAGGGTTCGTATCTATTACGCCTTGCTTCTTAATAGAGTTAAATCCACCTACGCCAGTTAGATAGCTTTTACCTTGTACCCATTCTAAATTCGGGTCACCCTGGGTAGGCTTCGTTCCACCTCCACCTCCACCGCCAGTATTCCACAAGCAATCGTCACCGTTCCAATACAAACCATTTTCTTCGCAACACAATTGAGTGCCCGAAGACGTGCTTCCGTTTATTGGGTTCGTAAAGAGTACATTCCCGTTTGCTTGATATGCGGTTACGTTTAATTCACATTCTTGGTTCGGGTCGGGTAGAACTAAAGACGCTACCTTCTCCACCTTTTTCAATAACTGAACCTTAGAAGGAACGCCCGAAAAGGGTTGGTAGTTACTAATCTTTAAAACCCGATAAGATACATTCTCAATTTGTATCTCGTCATTAAAACGAAAGCTAAATATGTCCGAAGGTGTAAGCATTATACTACACTCGAAAAGCCGTGCTTCGTCTGAATAGATAGATAGAAGGAACTGCTGATAGTATCGTGCGAAGTATCCTTGATTGCTCGGTGTCGTTCCAAATACAGCACTATAAAATGAAGGTACTATGGCAAATTGCCAAAGCAACATTGGGGAATCTATTGCCATCGGTTGCCCTGCGTTATAGAACGGAAGACAAAGAGGGTAATATGTAGAGTTTAAATCGCCAATAAAAAACGAATTTCCACCCCCTAACGTCTTCAACCCATTATGGTAGAATAGCTTTGGAGTTGCGTCCGATACTGGTCCTTCCGTATTGGGTGAATACTCCCTTGCTATTAAGAAGTCGTTTACATCGCTGATAGATGAATCGTTAGAGTGGGGAATTTTCTGAACATTAAACGGTGCAAATAGTGGCTTATTTTCTAACGTGCCGTCTACAAAATCTCCTCCTATTTCTTGTCGGTATTCTCCTATTACGTGACCTAAAAGGTCTTGTTGTTTGGTGTTAATATTGGTCTTGTCCTCCGCATCGTGGTAATGTATTATCTCTTTCTTTAATGTATCCGTGCTTGTTATCTCACGACTTTGTGAAAGGTCTAATTTCTGCGTCCAGTCTTTATGCGTTCCCGCATCTAAATAGTCTTGCCAAGGTTCTATCGTTAACCTCATCGGGTTATCAGGATCACTTACCACACACAAGTTAAATCGCTCTACTATGTCACGCACGAAATCCGTTTGTAAGATGTCGGGCATATTGTACGGAATACTTGCGTACCCGTTTATCAAGTTTGAAGCCTGAACAATAAAAAAAGTTCCTTCCGACATCAACTTTAACGTACCTCCTACTCCTGAAACGTTAGCCGTTACATAAACGCTTAATGTATTACCCGCTACTAACTGCCCCCCCCAACCAACATTTACCGAAGTTAGTATTGTATCGCCTCCACTTGTTCCGACTAAAGGTTGTTCTACGGAATTATCTATTCCCACCCCAGTAAACCACGAGCCACCTGCCACCGTTACTTTAACCGTAGCACCCTCATCTATAATACAATTAGTACTGTCAAAAGAAGCGGTCATTTCGCCAAAATACAATCCGTCATCGGGGGCAGTAAAGGTATATTCCGTAGTGCTATAATGGTTTCCTTCATCAAAGAAATTTGAAGGGTTTGCGGGTGTTCCTAACCCTACCCCTGAATCTTGATTTAAAGGTAATATCGCAGCCGCATCACCTGGGTTAGTTCCTGCACTTGTCCAAGTAGCTATTGTGGTAGCATCATTTTTCCCTGCTAAAACTCCTTGTACACCCCTTGTCGCTAATACTTCCCTATCTGACCCTAACGTCATAAACAACTTTGTAAAAGCGGTAGTGTCTAAAAATGGACTGGAAGCGGCATCTATTGAATACCCCGCTTCGTTTATTATCTTCTCGAATAAGTGTTTGACATTAAACGAAGGTTTGAGCTGATATGGTTGTAGATAATTTGCTACCGCCAATCCATTAAGACCCGTTGAACTCGATTGATAGTGGATAAAGTTATAGGGTTCGGTATGACCGTAATCTATAATCGGAAACATAACCACACCATCACCTATCGTTCCTTCGGTTACGTCATTCGTTAAATCAAAAGAAGACTTTATATTAGCGTCACTTAAAAAAACGTCATAGCTTTGTACTATGTTATTTGATGAATCACGAAAAGCATCTATTAGTTTCAAGTCGGCTATGTCCTGAAATAGATTTGCCTCTAACCCAAACACGACAACTTCGTATTCTTCGTCTTGAAGGTAAATCTTTTTTAGTTGAAGCGAACCCTGAATAATCGGAACACCATCCATACGGATTTCACAATATGCTTTGCGGTGAATATCGTATTTAGGAACTTCGGAATTGTTTACCGCTTGGGTGTCGATATTTATGTCGTAGTAATGTCCGAAGAACTCCGAGTTAATATTCGAAAAAGGTAAGCGGAACGTTTGCGAGAATGGACTATAACGCCCCATTACGTCCTCCCCTTTACCAACTTGGTAAGTTAAAGAAATCGCACCTGGATTAGATACATCTAAAACATAAGAATCGCCAACCGCATCCGTTGCAGTTTGTGGCGTTTGTGCGTATGCTATTAATTCAATCATCCTTTGTATGTTCCCCCTTTAGTCGTAGGGCGTTCTTTTGCGTACTTGAATTTCACCTGATAGATAAAAGGCGAACGCTCGTTTACATTCTTCTTTTGTATGAAGCTTGTATCGGTGATAACGATGGGGGTAACGGTTGACCCGTTTGCACCCAATAGGAAGACGTTAGGCGATAGATAAAGTGTTTCTAATAGGTCAACTTCATCTTGACTAAAGATGTCGCTATTCGCCACCATTTCTTGTGTAGCGTTAACCTTAGAAATCCGTGTGCCTCCTTGGTCACCCCTAAAGTTAAAGTCTTGGTTTGCGTCAGCGTTATCCCAGTTCCCCGCGACTTGGTCGAAGGTCTTTCTTTCTATGCTTCCCGTTGTCCTTTGGTGTACTAAACTAAACGCTTGATAATCCCAACACCCAAAAGAGTTTTGCCAAGCTAAAGTAACGAAGTTGTAGTCGGTATCGCCATACGTACAATCTGAGTTTACTACGGTGTATTGATAAACGCACGAAGCGGCAAAGGCTTTGTTTGCGTTACTGGGGGGAGCGGCTGTCGTTTTCATAAAGATAACCTCGTAATACGCAACCGATCCCGCGATAAAGAAAGCCGCGAAAGTTGCTATTGTGTTTTGTGCTTTAAGGTTGTCAGGTCCTACTCCGATGTATTGCAAACGCCCTGCATCCGTTGAAACGCTTCCAGGTGCTATCCCCCCCGAAGTGGATGCGGTGATAAATCCTGAATCTAAAAGTACATCGCTTGAATTATACAACCCTACCCACGCCGAAAGCGCAGACGAATTTTGTGGGGGAACACCCTCCATACCTAAACCTAACGTCCGAACTTCTTTTAGCGTTACGTCTTGGTGAACTACCTCTATTTCTGATGCGGTTGTACTTGTGAAATTTGGGTTGATTTGTCTATCGCTAAATACTTGTTGCGTGTACGCCGTAGGTATGTATTGGTTAATCCAACTTACATCGCTCAGATAGTCAGGGATTCCCATATCCCAAGTGTTTGTCCGTCTTAATCCTGCTGACATAATGCACGAAATATAGTACCCCGTTAATTCGTCTATGTATTCGGTGGGATTTGTTGTGGCAGAAGTAGCGTATTCTTCCCCGAACTTCATTTCAACCTTTCGATAGTTTTCGCCGTTGTTACTACTCCAACTTTCGGCGGCAGTATTCAGTCCTAAACTATGAATGTTCTTGTCGTAGATTTCGTTTGTAGTAGTTCCTTGGTCGGCTTTAGTTACGGCCATCCAGTCTTGGATAAGTTTATCCACGCGAATCACTCCTGCCCCTGCCCCATTCGGATAGACCTTTACCCTTGAAACCATTATTCCCCCAACGTATAAATCCGCTATGTATCGGAACTTATAGTTCGCAGCTTGGTTCGTGGATGTTATCACATACATCAGTTGTTCGAACGCACCGTGTACATAAGTTGTATTCGGTTGTTGTTGTACGGTCATTGCCATTATTTCGCTTCTATATTTTTATTGAGTGATAAACTTTTTCTTATTGCGTCGGCTATGTCTTCACCTATCGCTAACCCTAACCATTTCATCGCTTTCGGTTTAAGGCGTTTTAAGGTATCCGAAATAAAGAAGGTGGGCTTCAACCCTCTATGCCATATCGCGTTCGAAATAAGGTACACTAAAGACTTACGGGGGGTGAATCTACCTTGTGCATCGCGTGTGCCTTGTAGGTTCTTTTGGATAACCCATTTATCTATCCCACCACGTAGTCCTCTCGTCTTATTCGCGCCATATTTAAAGGGCGATTCAGACTGCCTTGCGAAGATGTTTTTACTTGCCCCCTGAACTCCCTTATCTACGAACTCCCAGTAGTGAACTTGGGGTGTGATATTCACATAATAGCCATCTGAATCTTCTCCTACAATTACGGGGATAGAATCATACAACGCACCCGTGTTAACTTTGTCTTGCATACGTAAAGAAATACGTGCGTTCTTGCGCCACATCTTACCTATCTTCTCAAGCATTTTGTTAAGGTTAGTCATTGGGTATTCTACCCCTCCTATTTCTATCGTAGGTTTAGACATCAGCTATAAGGTGCAATGCAAAGGTTGTTAGAGTTTGAAACCTCAATAGAGAAAGAACCACTCCATCCCGTTAACTCGTTGTCGAATCGTGCCGTAAAAGGTGTACACGTTGCAGGTAGTTCAAACTTGTAGTCGTTATCTACCGTTGTGTTGCTATTTGCTAATGACTGAATAAACATATCGAGTACATCGTGAAGCAGTTGAAGGGTGTCTGAATACACTTGCGTTCTATTCTTTAAGTCGGGCAGAATCATATCCGCTACCAACAATTCAATGTCATACGTTAGCGTTCCATTGTCTATCGTTACCCCCATTATCTCGCAATACAAAAGCGGGTAATCAGGTTGTCCGAGTTTCGCGATGTCGACTTGGTCTAAAGGTCCTGCGTGAAACGATTGAAGGATTAAGTGCTTCTCTTCTATGTCTTCTAAAAGCTCAACTATTTGTTTATAGGATTTCATCGGTACTGATTTACGTCAGGCGCTTTGTCTTTGCGACTGTTGTCTTGTTCATAGGATAAGAATGTAAAAGCCGATTCTATTTCTATCTCGGTTGCCGCCTCTATATGCAAAGGATTTCCACCCGCAAGAAAATGGATAGTGGAATACCATCCCCACTTCTCAGCTATCAGATTACCTTCTCCCCCTCCGCTAAAGAGTTGGCTAAATCTTTTGTTAATATCACGCCGATAGACAAAAAAAAATTGATAGCTCCCATTACTACGTCCATCTTCAAGTCATCCCAGTACGTGGGGTCACCGTCACCTTTGTAGGATTCTATCGTGTAGAAATCGCCCGATTCGTTTTTGATAGGTCGGTAAAGAATGCTGATAATATAACCCAGGTTATCAAACAAACCTTGTGAGCAATACGTTTCTAAATCTGCAAACTCGCCTACCGTTAACTTCGATAGGTTCGGGTGAAAACCATACCGCTTTCCCTTGTAATCCAATTTCGTTAGTAGCTTCTCATCTTGTCCATCCGCGTCGTTTATGCGGTTTATAATGGTGCTGATGCGTTCCATTTCAGGAATCGTGAGTTGGTTGGTTTCTTCTTTGGAAAGATTGCACATAATACAAATCGCCTCCACTATCCACTCGGTAGATTTCTCATCGAGTTTTAAATCGGCTAAAAGTTTGTACTGCTTGACGGTTATGTCTGCAAGTGAATCGGGTACGGTTATTTTCATGTGATAAAGTATTTGCCTGAATAGGGTGTGCCGATGCGGTTGATACATACGTACCTGACTGCATCGATTATGTGGTTGTTATTGTCAATGGGTTTATTTAGCTGCGTTCCGTTACGGTCAACTTCCCATCGGTAATTGCGGAACTCCTTTTGTGCGTTCAAAGAATCCTTTAATACAAATAGCTTGTGACGTTTCATTATGTCAATCCCCAACCGAATTGAATCGGGTCCTTTCTTAGATGGCTTAACGTTATGTCCTAAGCGGTGTAGTTCTTCGATAGATTTGGGTTCGGCACTATCGCAGATAATGGGCGTTCTATCCAATCGCAATTCGTCTAACTCCCTACTAATATCTTGGTTCGTTAATCCCGTCTTGTAAAGGTGTTCTTGAATGTATAAAGAATAGTCCTCGCGCCATACCGAAACGATAGCGGTTGGATCATTCGTGAACCCCCAGTCACATCCGTATGCTACAAGCTTGGCACGTTCAGGGATAGCGTCAGCGACTTGCCATTGTGGGAATATAGCCGATACGTTAACCCCTCGTTCCCCAAGTCCATATATGCGCCAAAAGTTTTCGTCCGTTTCTTTAAAGCGTTCTATCTCGTCTATAACGGATTGCTCTAAGAAAGGGTTGTCTAAGTATGTGGTTTGAAAGAAGTCGCAGTCTTCGCGCTCTAAGACTGTTTCATAAATCCAATGGTGTTCGTCAGAAGGGTTGTAATCGATTATTATACTTGGACCGTTTTCTACTCCCGTTGTTCTTAGTAGTAATTGCCTCCAGTCTTCGAGGCTGATTTCGTTACACTCGTTTACATACAAAAGATTTCTTTTACGGCCTCTTAATTTTTGGGGCTGGTCGACTGAAATAAACTCAATCAGGTTTCCAAATAGGTTATAGGTAGCGTTACTTTTATTGTGGTGTTCTTCGTAGTAGTTCCCCCCTTCGGTAAGTATCTGCATAAAGTCGCGCATAACCGATGAACGTAAAGCGGGGAAGGTTTTACGTACTATCGTGATAACAATACCCGCACCCCTATTCCTAAAGCAAAGCTGAATTAATACCTGGCAAATTGAGTAGGTCTTACCGCTACGACTTCCCCCTTGGTGTACTTGAATCTTCGCTTTAGACTTCTTAGCTTGGTAGTATGTCGTTGGTTGCATCATTTAACTAACTCAATGAAATCTTCTACACAAGTGACACCAATCCACTTACCATCCTTTTGATACTTCTTTGCCTTTGGGTAATACGTTACCCCGTTGACTTTAAAAACTCCCGTAGTTGGTTCGTAGAACTCAACCCCGCTTTCGTTAAATAACTTGCGAAGTTTCTTTCTCTTTTTAGAGTCCTTACGTTTCTTAGTTTTCGTCATCGAACCACTTGAACGGCTTCGGTTCGTTAATCTCTATTTGTTGTTTCTCTACATACCCCCTCCCTTTTCCTTTATTCTTCAAATAGAATTGACTTGCTTTTATCTGAATCTTCTCGTCTTTACTCCGCATTAGATTGTGGTGGATTTCTTCTGCCACGTCTAAGTTTTCTTCTACGATGTCGTTCAGTTGGTCTAAGTCTTTCTCTGCTCGTTCCTTTACCGCTTGTCTTGAGTAGGTGATATTGTGCTTTAATTCTAACGCCCTTGCCGTCCTTGAATAGAGTGCTTTATTCTTTCTAAGTTCACTCCAAAACTCTAAATCGGAAACTTTCATTCTGTCAAGTTTTGTCAAGTTTAGTGCGCTTGGGTTATTACTTCAAATTCGTTTTCTTCAAGGTGTGCTTTCTTACCCGTAAAGTCCTCCCATCGCTTTACTATTACATCGCAGTATTTCGGGTCTAATTCCATTCCGTAACATTTGCGGTTTGTTTTCTCTGCTGCGATTAGTGTTGAGCCACTCCCCAAGAATGGTTCTACTACTATTGCGCTTTCGGGTGCGCTTGACTTCATTACTCGCTCCATCATTTGGACGGGTTTGGGGGTTGCGTGTCCGTGCCTTTGTTCTCCTTTGACCCTATCAAATCTCCAAACATCTCTCATTTTATCGTGTCCACTATTAAAATACGCCCTTGTAGAGTAAAATTCTTTTTTTAAGACTTCGTATTCTTTTTTTAAGACTTCGTATTCTTTTGCAAAGGCTTCGTATTCTTTTGCAAAGGCTTTGTTTTCAGCAGCTTTTTTTATTGCGTTGTAGTGTTCTTCTGTTGGAAATGCCCATTGACTTTTTGTCCAGTAGTGAGTGTGAGAAGTGTTAGTTGTTTCTTTTATTTTTTTGTTTGATAATCCACTTTTTTCTTTTTCACTTACAAGCCAAGAACGTATGCTTTCAAACCCTTCCCAGTAGTTATCCGCGTTATTATTAAAACCTTGTTCGCCCATCATAAAGAATAAACAATGTTCTCCCATAGTAGCGTATTGTCTAAGGTTTGACATCCCGTCCTTTCCCCAGCTCACACCTTCTTGCTCCCATAAAATATCATTTCGAAAAGTTAATCTTTCTGAATCTTCAAGTCCTCCACGATACCACAACCGCCATAGGTCGGGAGCGTTGCCCCAAATATAAGCTGATGCGTTATCTTCTGCGTATGGTCTAAACGCTTTCCACCACGCCATTTGAAACGCGTCTAATTTCTCACGATAAAGGTTGTCATTTAAAACCCCGTCTTTTTCTTTACCCATTCCGTAGGGTGGGTCTGCGTGTATTAGCGTAGCCTTCTCCCCATCCATAAGAATCTCTACCGCTTCTTTGCTCGTAGAATCCCCACACATAACACGGTGTTCTCCAAGTAGCCAAACATCGCCCAGTTTGGTTATCGGTTCTTGTGGTGCTTCGGGTACATCGTCTTCGTCGGTTAGTCCTTTGACATCTTCCACCTCGGTATCCCATACCGCCACACCCCATTCGGTAAGCGGTAACGTATCCCATTCGTTCGCTAACATGTCGTAGTTCCACGATCCGTAGTGCGTGTTGTCTTTAATCATAAACTCGTCGCGCTTCGCTTGTGACCATTCCGAAACGTCCAAAACGTGAAGCTCACGGTATCCCAAATCTTTATATGCCAGTAAGCGCATATTCCCTGCGATGGCATATCCGTCAGCTACCACCAAAGGTTTAACCGATTGCATTTCGGGAAAGTCCGTTATGCTTTGCTTTAGACTTTCAAAGGCTTCCTTCGTTATAGAACGTGGGTTGCTTGGGTCTAACTTTATGGTTTCAATCTGAACCTTTTGCGTCTTCATCTTTTTGGTTTTTAATGGCACGTAAAACTTCTTCGAGATAGTTAGCGAAGTCTTTATTGGCTACCGCTAAATCCCCTATGATATTCAAAGAAGCGTTATCTTTATAGTCCACGAATATCTTGTCGCGGGATACGGAAAACAGCACGTAGTCTTGTCCTTCGTTTAAGTGTTGCCTTGCTTGGCGGATGTCTTTTGTTTTACTCATCATTCCACGTATTTATCTAATTCGTCTAAATATAAATCCTTTGCTACTGTATACTTATCTATCGCTTCCGCTACCTGCATTGTGGCGCGGTCTAATTCTTTCCTAAGTCTTTCTAATTTATTCATAGCCTTGAAAATTCTTCCCACGTATGACGAAAATTTGCATCGTATTCGTGAAGGGTTTTAAACTTTTTTTTGTGGTAAACGATAGTCGAGTGGTCAAGGTTTAATTCTTCCCCTACCGATACCGTCGTGAATCCATGTAGAAGTAGATGCCTTGAAACACACCTTCGCGCATCCACTAACCCTGGCTTTCTATTCTTAGACATTACTTCTTCCCAAGTGAATCCGAGTTTCTCTACCGATTCTTTGCAGTACATTAACGCTTTTACCTTTGGGGATTTGATTTGGATTTCAGGGGTTTCATTTTCCAACACCCAGTCAATTAAATTATTCATCGCAACTTGATTCGTATATTTTCAAAAGTTCAATATACATATTTTTATTGCATGAAGCACACGTAGTTCTTTGTTTCTTCTTGCTCAATAATTCTTCGTACAATTTATAGAACGCATCCCCAACGTGTCGCGTTAGGTTCTGCGACTTCTTGTACCTCGCCATTATTTCTTCTTCGAAGAACTTCCTTTGAGCCGAATCCATCATTTTAACGGGTCGGCTGAACATCTTATTTAATCGGTCACGACGTTCATCACAACCGCAGTCATCCCCAAAGAAGGTCTTTACAATCTTCTCTATCCCCGTTGCCTTTGTTATGGCGGCAACCTTATCGCCTAAACCTTGATTCTTGGATTTCATCTTGTAAGTAGTTTCTTGTATCTCGGATAGCACGGTATAATGTATTACGACTAATCCCCGTTAAATCACTCATCGCGTCCAAAGTTAATTCATCGCCGTAATAGATAGCAAAGCAATTCTTCTCGAACCATTCCACATCGTTTAGCTTCTCATCTATAAACTCCAACACTTCTTCGTTGTAGTTCTTCGATGGGGTTAGGTCTAAATTTACTTGATGCAAAAGGTGTTCCGTTAGCGAAGACGTTTGTTTATTTATAGAAGCAAATTCCTTTCGGTACTTTTTAAAGTATGGACTTGATGTGCTGCGGTATTGGTTTATAGTGGCGCGGATTATGTAGAACTTTATCTTCTTCTTTTCTACTAAGCTATTCATCTTCTCACGGTTGCCCGTTAATAGCAAAAGCATTATTTCGTGTGCTAAATCTTCGTAGTCTGGCTTCCTTCCCTTCGTGATGACTTTAGCTATCTCAAGGATAGAATCATAATTTTCACGGATGTACCTCTGAATCATATAGGTAAGAATGTATTTGCGGAATCTATTTCAAAGATTTCACTAACTCGGTAAAGTGTTTAATCTTTTCTAACAATTCATCGTTAGTAAACTTTGCTAATTGGTTGCTTTCAAACACTAACCAATCTGCCGTTCCTTCTCCATACTCTTTATCTAAGTGTTTCGAAAAAAGAAATTGTTCGCCACTTCGAAAACCGTTACATTTTTTACACTGGGGTTTGACATTTTGCTCATCCCATCGGGTTGCGTACTTTCCCCTTCCCATGAAATGCCCCGCGTCTATTTCGTACTTCCAACTTTTACTCACTCCGCACGTATAACAATCGACCTGACCCGTATGGTCGGCATCTTTTGACCTAATCCAAATGCTGAATATCTTATCAAGCTTCTTTACTATGGTGCTTCGCTTCATAGAAACATCCCTAATAAACAAAAGACAATAGTCATAATCGGATAGACACGGATTTGTGAGTTCACAAAATACTCTACCCCTATGTCAAAAAAAGAAATTACGATAACGGCTATAAAAAACGGCTCATACATTCCGCTATTTACGAAACAAATATTAAACTACCAAATCACTCAGGGGTGTTTGGGTGTTCTATAAAATCCCAACGCCCTTTCGCATCGGTGTCGGGTTCAGGTAAAGCCAGGTCTTTAGATAACCGCTTTAAAATCTCGGAATCAATATCGGGTAATGGTGGCACGTCCTTCTCCCTTCGCATTTGTTTCTCTCTTATCTCAGCACGTTCACCTTCGAATTGTTGGAATATCTCGATAAGTTCGGGTAGCTTTAATCGTTCGTACATCTTGCCATATTTCCCCGCCTTTAAATTAACGCAGATTATCTTCCATTCTTCTATCTTCATAACTGGAAACTCCTTTATCAGATAGTCGATAGCTTCGATGTAATCGCCTTCGTGACGAAAGGACTTGTTAAAATCTAAATACTCTATCGCATCCTTTAGCAAAGCCATTAAAGATATGTGAACCATCTTTGGTTCGTATTTGAAAGCCTCCCGCACATTGCTTCCGTATTCCCACGCCTGAATCGGTGTTAATTCAAAGCGTGTCGAGATGCGCGAGATACTTTTCTTTATCAAATCCCTTTTTTGATTTAGCTTTTTTATCTGCGTAGAATCCTGTCCATCCTTGAGCGATGGAGGTGTGTATGATTGAGATGGCTTCTTGTTCATTGGTGTTGGATATTTTTTGTAAATTTAGTAAAGATGCTTGTTCCGATATTGAAGATTTGAACCCGAAACCTTTTTCTATCTTCTTGTATTGCTTCCAAATCTGCCAAGCTTCCGCAAACAAATCCCCTTCAAATGGCATCACCACCTTTTCTTTGGTAGTATTCTGAGTAGTAATATGGTTGTACTTTGGTATAGGTTCGACACTGACGGTATTTCCATTTACCATTTTTGACAAATGGAGTGTATCGTTTTCGGTAATTGCATTTACCAAAGTGAACCACTTGGTTCGGTCATACCTTTTGCCGTTAAAATTACCCGACATTATCGCACCATCATCTTCTAATTTACTGAGTATTCTACCAATCTTTCGCGCTGACCAAAAGGGAAATAATTGCGCAAAGGCTTTCGTGCTGTTATAAGTCCAGTACAAATCTTCGTG